GCCGCTCCTATGCTGACCTTCTGGCGCTGCTGTGGGAGTGTGGATCGACTGAGACCCCAGACGGGTGCCGCTGGAACGACCTTAAGATCGATGCCGAAGCGATCGCCGAACTGATCGCCGATCTGTGAACTGTCCACCCTGCCCCCTTCGGGGGGTGGGGTTGCCTGTAGGATACGTAAGAACCAAACGAAACCGGATCCGATGCGCCTCTCCCCTGCTACCCGCCTCTCCGATCGCCTGATCGTTTGGGTTTCCTACCGTAACGATGGCAGCGCCTGGAATGAGTGCCCCGATCTGGTCTACCCCTCAGGCGTACCCGCTACGGTCTGGGCGGCACAGTTCGCCGCTGCCCATTCCGATGAGGTGGCACCCTGCCCCATCAGTGGTTGGCAGTACTGACCCCCCACCGACCAATCCCTCTCTCCCCCTTCGTTATGAACTCGACCCTTCTGATCGACGGCATTCAGTTTAAGGTCACCCGCCTTCCCATCGCTCACGGTGCCGCCGCCCTCCGCTGGACTGACCGTATCAAAGGAGGTAGCACCCGCGTTCGCACTGGCGCAGGGTCGCGCAGCGTTAATCAGAGCAACAAGGCGACAGCACTGGGCGACGTGCGTTAATGCACTCCGGGGCGTTCGTGGATCCGCAGTGCCCGCCGTTCGTGATCGCAGGGGTGCGCCCTCCGTGCCCTTCGGCGGCGCCGCCGTATACGAAAACGCAACACTACCCTAACCTACAAAGTGTTACGGAAGGCAGAAATATAAAACCTCGAATATAAAAAAATTTTTCCGCTATATAAAAGTAAAATAAGGTTTTATGAGCATTTATATGAAAAAAAATTCCGAAGAAATTTTTGAGTCTCTACAGATTGATCCAATTACTGGACAATATTGTTTAATTATACCCGAACAAATTATCAATGAACTTTCTTGGTACGAAGATACTGAAATTAAATTATTGCTGGATGGTAAAGAAATAATTTTATCAGAGCGGGAGTAATTGACAATTTCTATATAATACTGTATGATAGTGAAGTAATTATTTTCAATTATGGCAAAAGGATTTACGGTTAAAGCAAATGCCCCAATGGCACAAAAAGGTCCTGAATGGGACTATGATTTAGCAAGAGAAATGGTAAAAGGAAAGGCAATTGTCTTTTGTCTTCCGGGAAGAGGAGTATCCTACACTTATCTCAAAAACTTTGTTCAATTGTGTTTTGATCTAGTACAGTCTGGTGCTAGTATTCAAATCTCACAGGACTATTCTTCCATGGTTAACTTTGCCCGATGCAAATGCCTTGGGGCAAATGTACTTCGTGGACCAAACCAACTTCCCTGGGATGGAAAACTAAACTATGATTGGCAACTTTGGATTGACTCAGATATTGTCTTCAATAGTGAAAAGTTCTGGCAACTCGTTTTAATGGACAAAGATTTGGCATCAGGATGGTATGCAACAGAAGATGGTCATACTACATCAGTTGCTCACTGGATGGAAGAGGATGATTTTAGAAATAATGGTGGAGTGATGAATCACGAAACAGTAGACAGTATTTCGAAACGTCGCAAACCATTTACTGTTGATTATGCAGGATTTGGATGGCTTCTGATTAAAAAGGGTGTATTTGAACATCCTAAAGTAACCTATCCTTGGTTTGCTCCAAAGATGCAAGTTTTTGAATCCGGAGAAGTTCAAGATATGTGTGGAGAAGATGTATCATTCTGTTTAGATGCAAAAGAAGCAGGATTTGAAATTTGGTGTGATCCTCGTGTTCGCGTTGGACATGAGAAGACCAGAGTGATTTGAAATGGGGCAAGATAAGTATAATATAATCCGTAAGGGTATAACAATTCATTCAAATCTTACGGAAGAAGAATACTTCGATATCATGGAGGATCTGGCACAAGAGTTCTATCAGTCTGGTTCTCCAAATTCAAACGAAATTAAAACCGAAATTATAAAAGGAGGTTAAGTATTATGGCAGCAAAGACACAAGGTGGACTGAATAAGAATCTTTCTTATATTCCTGGGCGTCCTAAAAAGTCTCGTCAAGGAAGTGGAGCAGGAACTAAATGTGCCACTTCCTCGCGCAATGGGGCACCTAAAAAATATAGAGGACAGGGTAAGGGATGAATCCTTATAATTTAGAACTATACACCTATCTCGCACCGAGTAAAATCTGTAGTGGGGTAGGTGTTTTTGCTTTAATTGATATTCCAAGAGATACGATTATTTGGAAACTTCGGGATGAACCCTATAAAGTTCCTTGGGATTTACTTACAAAAGAAATTCGAGATCATATTAAATCAATGACCTGGTGTGATGATGAAGGATTTTGGATTGATTGTCATCTAGATCGCATTTATCAGGCATATTACGTTAATCATTCAGATAATTCAAATTGTAATGTTATTGGCGAAGAAGAGTTATACATTGCAATTCGAAATATTAAAAAAGATGAGGAATTGACTTATACATACTTAAAAACAGATATAGATTGGTTATGAGTTGTTTAATTACAAATTTACCGGCACAAAAAGTTTGGGTAAGGAAAGAATATCTCCGTGATCTACAAGATGGACATGGTGAATTTGTAGAAGGAGTCTGGGTTTCGGCAAAGTCAATTCCTGGACGCGCTTTTTATTTTGAGACTTATTTACCGGAATATGGTGCAATGTTTGATAAACTACCAATATCTGCATTTGTAGCATCTCCAGAAACTCCGACACCCGATTTAGATCTTCCAAATCTTCAGTTTTGGAACTGTATGGACTATGGTGTGACTAATATTCATAAACAGTTTACTGGATCCATGCGTTGGGTGGTCCGTACTCGGCATTTTGGTGAAATTAATGGGTTTTATATCTGCACCTTAGACAATTATCATGAGGCAACGGATCAAATTGATTATAGCACTAGTGAAATTCCTCAGGAACACAAGTCATTTAATCTAATCGAACTTGATAATGGTCAATATGCACTCTATCCAAACAATAGGTGTAGAATTTATGATGTCTCTTTGACACCATCTGAGGTAAAATCACCCGATTTTAAGGTTTCGACTCAGTGGTTTGAAGTTGAAAACGATATTGAATGGGGAAGTCTGGGTGATTGTGATGAATATTTCTACACAACATCAGAAGAAAGAGAAAATAAATAACTTTTTAAGACAAGTAAAAATTGAAACGATTTTCAATGGGTAAGCACCTGCTCTTAGAGGTGTATAATGTTGATTTTGAAGCGATCAATGATGCACAATCGCTTCAAAAAGCAATGGTCAGAGGCATTAATCGTGCCAAAATGACTATTTTAAATATATTTACATATTCTTTTGTACCACAGGGGTGTACAATTGTCATATCCCTCTCGGAAAGTCATGTTTCTTGTCATACTTGGCCGGAAAATGGATGTTTGGCAGTCGATGTTTATACTTGTGGTGAAGGAAACCCCCGTTTAATCGCCATTGAACTCCTAAAGTACCTTAATTCCGATTCATATTCCTTGCGTGAAGTAGATCGTTAAATAGTAATAGGAGATAGAAACCTCCTTCATAAAAGTTCTGTTTTATTCTTAAAACAGGAGTTTCACAAATGCTATTCGAATCAGAAAAAGATCAAAAAAGAGTCTTACAAGAAGTTGTTTATGATGTTGCACCAAAACATGATCTAAAAAAGCAAATTGAACTGCACGAAAAAATTCGCAATGATGAAGACTATGATGATTGGGAATATGGAACCGAACCAAACTACGGACGTGCCTGGAAGTAGTATAAATAAATAAAAACCTTCCATTAGATGGCGATTCAAAGGATATCCAAATCATTTACTGATATCAGTTTATCCTTTGAACCACATCCGGTAACAAAGGACCTACCTGTATTAAAGGATGCAAGTGCAATTCGAAGATCTGTAAGAAATATTGTGCAGACTATCCCACAAGAAAAGTTTTTTAATTCAATATTTGGGTCTGATATTACAGGAAGTTTATTTGAATTTATCGATTTTGGTACTGCCTCGATAATTGAGGATCAAATTAAATTATCAATTGATAATTTTGAGCCAAGAGTTGATAATGTACAAGTTCAGGTGAATCCGGATCCAGACTTAAATAGATTTGATGTGACAATCATCTTTGATATTATTGGTCAGGAGATACCAACTCAAGAGTATTCATTCATATTAGAGGCAGCAAGATAAAATGCCTTTTACTAAATTTACAAATCTAGATTTTGATCAAATTAAAACTTCCATTAAGGATTATCTCCGTGCAAACTCTAAATTCACGGATTTTGACTTTGATGGATCTAATTTTTCTATTTTAATAGATACGCTAGCATATAACACATATATTACGGCATTCAACTCGAATATGATAGTGAATGAATCTTTTTTGGATTCTGCAACTGTTCGTGAAAATGTTGTTTCTCTAGCAAGAAA